TCAACCCAATTCAAAGTTTTGTCAGTGGAGCCTTTTATCGTTATGCCTGCTCCATCTGCTGCTGCATCCGTTGTTGATCCATTTGCAATTACTATGTTCTTATCTTCAATTTCCAAAGTGGAAGTGTTCAATGTAGTCGTATTACCCTGAACCAAAAGATCACCAGTAACTGTCAAGTTATTTGGTATTGTTACATCATTTGCCAACGAAAACGTCACATTACCATTTGAGGCAGAGACTGCAATTTGATTGCCGGTTCCAGCTACAGAAACAACACCTTCATTTGTGACGGTAAATGTTCCACCTTCAACATTTGTATTTGCGACAGAAATTCCAGTTCCAGCAGCAACGGAGGCAACATAATTGCCGTTGGTATTTGTTCCAAGATCAATTAGAACTGCATTTGTTCCAGCTGCAGTAAGACGCCCCTGTGCATCAACTGTAAAATTTGGAATACTACTAGCACTGCCGTATGATCCGGCTGACACAGTCGTGTTATCTAGATTTATTGTAATAGTATCTGTTGCTTCAGCAGCTGAGCTGAGGCCTATTCCACCAGAAATAGTTAAAGTATCGGCTCCAGAAGTTATTGTTTGAGAACTACCACTGTCACCAGCTACCGTGAATGAAGTTGCGACTGCTGCAATATTTGAATTTACGTTTGCAATGAGATTATCAACGTATAATTTAGTTGTTGCATGGGCATTTGCGGATGGAGCTTCAATTGATATTGTTCCAGAGAATGTTTTATTGCCAGAAATTGTTTGAGCACTAGTTAAGGTAGCAAAAGCACCGGGTCCGGCGATAGCCAATGGAGCTGTTGCAGTTCCGCCTGCCCCACCTGTGCCTTCACCGTAGTAGAGGGTATCGTCAACTTCATTAAATGCTAATTCGGCGTTTTCTAAACTTGCTGGTGCTCCAGTTGCGCCAGACGTCCTACGCTTAATTCTTAATACGTTAGCCATAATTAAAAGCTTCCTCCGTCTACTAAATTTTCTTCATCGTAATTAATCCAAGCATTGCCGTTATAGCGCAGAACTTGACCAGTTGTAACAGAATTTATAGTAACATCAGTTAAACCATTTAAAACTGATTGCTCTAAAATATCTTCTTCTACTGCAATTATTCTTTCTTTTACAGTTAAATGAGAGCCGGCTGGGTTAAGTCCAATAACTGTTTGAATAGCCTCTACAGCGTCGTTTAAGTTGGCGTGTTGTTCGTGATGAGGTACGGTGTTAGAGTTTAATTTGTCATTTGCTGTTGGATTTATTAAAACATCTAGTTGATTTGGATAATTTGTTGCCATATTTGTCCTTATATAGTAATAATTTTTGTTGAACTGTTATCCCATTGAATTGATAAACTTACTGATTCTGAAGTTTGTGCAAAGGGGAGGCCTTCTGAAGTATCTATAAAAGAAATAAGTCTAGAGTCTTGATCTGTATTTCCACTTTGGTATAAAACAACTGCCTGAAAAGCTGTACCTTCATAATTTATTACCACATCATTTGCATCTAAAACTCCAAGATTAGTAGATACATTATTGATTGCCGTACTGGTATAAACCCTAGCATTTGCTGGTATGTCTGATAAAAATTGATTTGTATTTTGATTTGGAGAATAATTTGAACTATTAACAAATAAAAATTTTAAATTTGTTGAATTTATATTAATTTGACCATTTAACATAGCTTCTTTTGCTTTTTTATATATAAAATTAGCCATATTATATTCCTACATCTTTTGAAACTGTTATTCTGTATTTGTATCCCTTTTCAAAATATTCTTTTCCATCTGTGTAATATGAAGGCGTTGCATCATTTAAAGATGGAAAATCTAAATAAACTTCAGGTTTCCAAGAATGCATTTGAACTAACGTTGATATATTTTCCCAACGAGATGGTGATTTTTGTATTTTTTTTCTTTGAACTTTAAAATAATTATTTGACAAAAAATTACTAGCTGGCCTTGCATTAAATGTTATTTTGACTCTTCCAAAATTATCATCATTAGCGATGTAAAAATCACCGTTTTTAGGTTCTACAGAATCAATATAAAAATCAGGATTTTTAGCTATAATTTGATAACTAGTATAAACTTCAGATAAAACCGAGTTATCTTCTACTAAAATTTCTTCAATTACAGGAACAACTGAAGTCGAAAAACCAGAAGGAGTTGCAGAATCTTGTTTAGTAAAAATTATATATTCTTCTGGTACAACTTCATTAGCTGCATCAAGCAAACCGACTACTCTAAGATAATATTCTTGACCAGAAACTAAAACTTTATCCCAGTAAAGCGTAAGGGTTCTAGCTATTGTATTATAATCTGCTATTGAATTAATTGTTTTAAAAGGATTAGTTACAAGAGTTGGAGTAGCTGCTGAAGTTTGAACAATGAATTTATCGTTAGTAATAGAACTAATTTTTATAGTTCTACCAAATTTAAGTTTAACTTTATCCGGACCAACTGAGGCATAATCTATCAAATTTAACGGCACAAATTATCTCCTCAAAAATTCTTCTACTTATCTAGTAACAAGGTTTGGATAAAAAAGATAAGAGGCGGCTTTTCAGCCGCCTCTTATCTTCTAAGACTGTATCGTAACTATAACAGCCCTAAGGATATTAATATTACATTTCGTTAGTAACTTGTACCTCGTAATTGCGAGCAAGTCTAACGTTCTTAGCAACGGTAATACCCTCTCCATCGCCAAGCATTACAATATCGTAACGCTCTTTCATCTTCATGGCACGAATGTCACGAGTTGGATCATCAAATTGATCTGTGCTCATATCATCCTTGACAAGAAGACTGCCAACCTCATTGCGGTCAATAAGGAAAAGGTCTGACTTAGCGGCAGTAGCGCCCGACTTAGCCGTAAAGCTAACAAACGGTGAAACTATCACGTTCATACCCATTGGGGCTGTTGCGTTGAGAACTCCATCCTTCGACTGTGGACGATAGCCCCAGCTGGTATTTACAGCTGATGCAGCGCCATTCATGTGGAATATCGAATCCTTAAGGAATACCGACCACATTAGTGGATGAAGAATAAAGTCTGTTGGTATATGATTTTCGGCCATTAACACTGCTGACATGTCGACAACATCGTCCCAGGTAATAGTGCTGTTGAAAGCACCATCAATCCCACGACCTGTTGTATCGTCATAACCAGCATCGTCGTTGTCGAATACAATTGTAGCTGCATCCTTAAAACGACTTAGAGCAATTTGCTCTTTTAAGCGCGCCATTGCACGGCCTGCGGCACGCACATGGAGACCTACGATGTCCCAAAGAGAATCTGCAATAACTTCCTCTGTGAAAGCCAGCTTAACGCCCTTCTTTGACACCTTACCCTCGATTTGCTTAGCAAATGCGAGAGCTTGTTCTGGGTATTCTTGTCCTTCTGGGATCTCAGCAGCTTGAATTGCGTTTACCGCTGGGAATTCCAAAGAACGACCCTTGCCAAGGCGCACTGTAGAAAGAAGCGGAGTTACCAAAAGCTGTGGCTCGGCTGCTTCTTTCAGAGTACGAGAAATTACTTTAGGAAACAAAATAGCTGCGTCTGACGAGCCAAATGCTTCCTTAATTGTAACTCTGTTATCTGAATCGATGTAACCGTCCTCAACAAATGCGGCTTCCCAAGCTGGGAGACCCGAGAGGAGTTCTTGGATTGTCTTACTCATCTTAGGATATATCCTCCTGTTTATATTTATTTATTATTATTATTATTATTATTATTTATTTCTATTACAGTGTTAAGTTCACGCGGAAAGCGCCAACAACATTCGTAACATCTAAGTTAGAGCGGATACCCAGTTTACCTGAGAATGACCCTGCTCTTGTGAGCTCATAAACTGTCTTGAGCGCACCTGGATCCGATGGAAGTTGCATGTAGGAAAGCAATCCGTCATCAAAGTTTGTAGCAAACTTCTCAACTTCAATCACTTTACCAACCATCAAATGCGGATAGCTAGCTGCATCTGCTTGCGACAAGAGTCTTGGACGACCCATGTTATCTGAAGCAACAAGGCTACCTGCCGTTAAATCAGCATTCAGGCCAGAAACCATTGGATATTCCACATAACCTCTTACGATAAAGCCAGCACCTTGCGATGTGCCCTTGTCAAATGGTCTGTAAAGATCATATTGAGCGCAACCAACTGGAACTGAACGAGCCGCAACTGCCTGTGTGTCTCCAGAAGGAGATGCAACCGGTGTTGCGCCAGCTAGTGGATCCCAACCAGAAATAGTGTCGCCCCATGTTACTGAGGATCCGCTACCGTTAGCTGGAACAAAACGCGAATCGCCACTTGCATCTGTCACAACCGAAAGAATTGTTCCCTTTGGAATAACAATTTCAAAGCGATCATCTTCTGAATCTTTGTACCAGGTTGGAAGTGCAACGGATGGAAGAATGTAGGCTGATGGTGCAATACCCTCAGAGACTACAAAACGACCTGCACCTGTTTTGGTGCCTACTTTACGAAATTTTGCTAATGACATTATTTATCTCCTTATATAAGTTTATTTGTTTTTAAAGTTTGCGACGGCCCATAAGAGCATCAACGAACAGTTCTTCAACTGGGTCTACTTTATCTTCTGGAGTAGCAACTATCATTTCTTCATCTTCGACAATAACGTTAGTTTCTTTTTCTGAAACAACATAACTATCTATTACTGCTTCAACGTTTAGCTTTTGAATATTCTTCTTGGCTATTGGAAGCTTAGCTAAATCTCTAAGTGAATCAGCTAAAGAACTTGCTGAACGAGTTGCATGATCTTTAATCAATTGCTCTCTTTGTTCAATCAGTTCTAATCCTAATGAAATTTTAGTATCTACTACTCTTTCAGCTAAAGTGCGATGTAATGCCTCTCTAAGCTTTGCGTTTTCTGTTTGTAGCGCTTGAAGTTTATTGTCATTATCATTTTGCTCATCAGCTTGAGTATTGCCTGTGAGTTCTGTTTTTGACTCTTCTTGTTCTACTTTTTCTGGAGAAGATTCAGCTTTTTCAGAATCAACCAATTCTTCTTTACTCTGTTCTTCTGCTACTGCTGTTTCTTCATCAGATCTTTTTGCACTATCCTCAGATGGTGCATTGACAATTTCAGCGTCTGGCGCTTTTTCTGTCGACTTTTTTAAATCTTCAATTTTTGAAGAAAGCATGTCTATAGTGGACTGATCTTTGGTTGCTTTCACGATTTCTAATGCAGCTACTAAAGCTGACATTAAATCTGGATTTGATACCTCTTCAACTACAGGTGTTTCTTCTTTGGGTGAAATATCTTCTGCGGGTGAAGCATCTGCTATAGGTGCTTCTTCTTTAGCTGTCGTGGCAAGGACTGTCAAATCTTGACTCAAATTTTCGACAGTGGCCAAAACATCATCGCTTTTAACGGTTTCGTCCATTTTAACATTCTCCTCATGAATAATATTCTCTTCTGATAGTAATGAAGTATTATCAGCCTTTGCAGTTTCGCTTTCTTGAAAAGCTACAGCTGTAAGAAACGCCCCCTTTAAATGAAGATATAAAGGTCTTGATTCCTTTTTCTTCATACCCTTTAAAATAGACTTATTTTCCTCTACGGTAGTTATATCCTCTTTATTCATATGTAAAACAAAAGCTGAGCTTTTAGCCGCCCAAGTATCTGCATCTTTTACAATAGTAGAACCATCTGTTGATTTGGAGGTTCTTACGCTTGATCTTTGATCTGCTGGTTGATTAACAAACGAGTACTCTTTAAATGAAATCTCCTGCATGTCCACAAAAGCCAATTTACCCTTGTATATTTGACCACGCTTATATTTTGGCATTTTTGGTCTGCCGTCAGATGATTCAGCGGCTAGGTCTTCGCCAGAGATTGAACATATAGCTTTACCAGCTCTTCCGCCTACAGAGCCGGTAAGATATCTTTTGTCAGATATTTTTTGAGCTGCAGATGGATCAATTATGGCTATTTGTAAACGGACATAAGGAGCTCCGTCTTGTTCTTTATCCATTTTTGCGGCAATAACTCTATCAATTGGTTCTGAGTTTAAATCGTGATTTAAAATAATAGGTTTTGGGTATGGCTCAACCCAAGATTGAAGAGACTTTTCCAATTCAACAGAAGAATAATTATTATAGTTAGCAGTAAGTCCGTTCGTGTATTGCGGCAACTTCTATGATTAAACCATGATTTTTGCTAAATGATTCAGAAAAATTATTTTCTATCTGTGATAGGTCAGGCAACTGAAGCGTAAATGTTTCAACAAAATCAAATGCCATTTTAAAACTCCATTTATTTTAATGTATTACTAATAGTAAATTAACTTTTATAAGATTAAACAATATTATATAAATATATCATACTTTTAAGCTATTGCCAAAAAATTTTCCCTAGGGTCTCCATTGGTCAAAAAATGTTGTAACATCTGTTTATGCATTATATGCGCAGCATAAATATAAGAAGCAGAATATAATCTATAGCCCAATTTTGCTGCATTGCCGCACCATCCAAGATCTTCTCCCTGAGAATGAAGTGAATAATTAACATTTGTATAAATATCTTTTGACATCATTTTTGCAGCCATTATTACGTCAGATTGAAAATACTCACCAAATGGATAACTTTCTTTTCTAAAAGCTTGTCCACCTGGCTCATTTATCCAATTCATAACACTAGGATACATTGTGTCAACCGGAGTCATAAACATCAATGGACTAACAGCATCTGCTCCAGAATTTACGTGCGCAATTAATAATTGTATTGTATTCTGATTTGTTAAAAGTATGTCTGAATCTAGACTAAAAAAATAATTTGGATTAAGTTCTCTAACTGTTGATAGAAGAGAGTTTCTTAAATTAACCATATTTTGATATTTAGAAATACTCCAAGTTCTTGTTCCCTCTTCGTGATCAAAATGAGGAACATCTTCTTTTATATCCAAAATAAATTCTGGTATATTTGGCCTAGCATTTCTGTACTTAACCAGCATTTCTATTGTTTCGCTATCATTTTGAGAAACTTCAAATACAAAAGCAGTGTGTGAAAAATCAATATTTTGATTTTCTATACAAGAAATCCAATAAGGAAATATCCAATCTCGTTTATATATTGGACATCCTATTACTAGGTTGATCATGTCTTATGACGGAATGGATGCTGAAGAATCTTTTGTCTTTTTTTTCGCAATTGGAGTTTCAATTTTTTCTTCTATTTTTTCTTGTGGTTCTAAAATAGTTGACTCTACCATAGGTGTTTGTTTTTCAGAGCCTTCCTCGTCAATAAGAGTTTCAATAATTGCATCGATAACATCGACTAAAGCTTCAAGAGCTAATCTTGTTTGACCATTGTTAACAGCTTTTCTAAAAACACTATAAGAATCCTCTTGAGTGTTTTCGCTACTTGTTATTGTATTATTTATATTAAACATTGTCTACATCCTTTTCAACATCTGATTCTATAACAGTATACTCTTTATCTAAAAGAGATTCAATTACTGACAAAAAATTATTGTCATATCTTTTTATATCTGGAGAATTTTTTCTACCGTTTTGATTTGCTGGTCTCATTGCATTCCCAACGCCCTTCCTTTTAGAAGGAAGATTTCTTTGACCCGAAGTTGCTGATTTTTGACCATCGCTTGTTTTTGGCGCCGGCGCTTGATTATCGGTTTGGGCTTTTGTAGTTGCATTGGCAACATCTACTTGTATGTCTGCTTGCAAGGAAGCAAATGTGTTACTAATGTCTACATCTGGATCATAACCCAAAGCTAAACGAGCTTCATCTAACGTTATTAAGTTACTGACAAACTTTTGAATAATATGATTTTCTTTTTTAACTTGTGTATCTACATCTATTTCTTTAAATTTAAAATAACATCTGTCTGATGTTGAATTTTCAACTGGGTTAGATATTGGATCAAAACCACCTTCAAATAAAAGTTCATTAAATATATTTAATCTTATCATCTCAGAAAACAATTTCTGCATTTGCTTAATTCTGTCGTAAAGCGCAACATCTAATCTTTCTGTAACGGATCTATTACCACCATTCATGGACATCCCAAGATGATGAGGAGCTACTCCCAAACCAACTGCAACACGTTCTTTAAAATGATCTAGATATCGACTTGCATCTAACGCTGTTCCTTCAGAACCAATCACTTCTACATCGTGTCTAAATGGCAAAATAAGACCACCTTCTGTTCTTAGGTTTTCTATCTCTATAGCTGCTTGTGTAATCTCTTCTGGTTCCGCCGGCTGTTCAGCAGTTCCAATTTTATATTTGTATAATGGGAACAACTCTCTATGGACTAAATTCTGAATGTCTTCTTCTATTTGACGCAATGCGATGACGTCATCTAAAACATTTATCAAGAAAGGCGTGCCAAATGCTCTACCGGTTTTTCTATCAAAATGTAAATGAATTACTTTTTCAGCTGTCCAAATTGGATTTGCCTCAAGCGGCATGTATGTAAGTGGATCTGTTTCTTGCCTATAAGATTTTGGTCTATTATGTTTATCTCTGAATATTCTAACCTGCTCAGTGGGAATTAGATAGTATCCTATTACTGGCAATTCTCCAGTCATAGGAGATAATTTATCTGGAAAATATTCTCCTAAATCACCTCTAGCTTTTACTATAAAAGCATTTGAAAATTTAAATAATTGATCAGAAACTTCAATTAAAAAATCAACAAATGGCCTCTTCATAGCTATTTCCATAAAATCTATTCTTTGCAAAAGGTAAGAAATAGCTTCCGGATTTTCCGAAGTTATTTCCCAACCTTCTTTCCAGAAAAGGTCTTTATATTTAGACATAGCTTGTTTTACATAAGAGTCAGTATCTACAGCCTGCATTAATCTTTCAAAATCGTACGCTGGGCGTTCAAAATTTGCTCTAGTATTAAAGTAATAATTAGTTCCTTGAAAACCAAGAGCAAGCGATGCTATTTTCATCGCTTTAGATAAACCCTTTACTTGTTCTGGTGCTAAAGCCTTATCTGTAATATTTACACTATTATCAACCGTTTGAAACGGTAAATAGTCCCTAATTGCCATAATACGTCCTTATTTAAGTTCAAACTTAATAGTATACCGTTTTTGCTTAGGCTGTAATTTATTATTTTTCAGATATTCCTGCGGCTTCAAAAGTTTTCTTAATAATAAGATCTTTTACTGCTTCTAGCCAAAAAATCGTTTCTGCTTCTGTAAAATCACTTTTATAAGCAAGGTTTTTTTCTGATATTTTAATTTCAACAACAAACTCAGTTTTTTGATTTGCCGTTTTTTGTTCCAGTGTTTCACTCATTTTATTGTCCTTTCATATTATTGAGAATATTGGTTAATTGTTTTATTGTAGCCTCTTTAACAACTAATTCAGTAGTTAACTGAGCTAGTTTTTCTTGAAAACAGGTCAAAACCAGGTTCATATCTAAACTATTGTTTTGTTGAGAACTTGCCTGCCTAACACTATTGCTTATATCATTTTGCAAATGATTCTCCGTATTATTTTGCGGCACCGTAAAATCATCGTCAATTTTTTCGGTTTGCGAATTAAATTTTTGATTTATTTTAGACATTTTCCAATTATACCATTTCTTTTGACTCATTGATGAATTATATCATAACATTATCATTATTTGTCGTATTTTAGTATTTTTATTTAATCCATGTAGATTGAAGTATCTCACCCGTTTTAAAGTTAAGCCCAGCAAACTCTTCATATTGCTCCAATGTTCTAGTCGTTCCCAGTGCATCATCACCAATTCTTCTGTCTGTAAATATAGATCTATATTCTGTTTTTGAAATAACATCCATTTCATCCCAAATTTTTGGAAAATCTTTCCATACATGATGTCTTCTTGTTTTGTTAAATGGTTGGTCCGAAGTATACAAGTGGGAAACCAAATGTTCTGTAACGGTGACTAAATTAAAACCATGAGTAAAAGCTCTTGCTGCTATCAGCGGTTCTTCTCCCCAAAATGCAATTTTTATATTCGGTTTTATTTGAGCAAAAGAACCAAAAGTAAAAATACATCCGCCAGATACGCCATAAGTGTAGGTGCAATATTTATCTGTTGGATAAGCTGTATTGAGTGGTATTAGTGTTGTTTTAAATTGTTCTAAATTTTGTACAAATAAAATTTTTGTTGGATAATAATTTGTATAATGTTCGCTTACCCCGTCATCAAGATACCAGTACGAAGAAGGATACGCCGTAATTAATGGATTGGTTATCCCAATATCAATATACCAATTCATCATTGCAATTGCTTTTAAATCCCAGTTTTTTACAAATCTCATATGAGCGTCGATTTGAAAATAATAATCTTCATTATTATAAAATTGATTAGCAATATATCTTGATTTTTGCAATCCAATATTTTCTGGAGCAGTACTATCAACAGAATCAATTTTTACCCAATCAGGATAATTTGTATTTATTACTATTTCTGAATCAAATAATAAACATTGATGAATGCCAAAATGTAATGTATTCTGACTACTTGCGTTATTTACGGCGCTTGCGATTGTTTTATTTAATTCAAAGTCTCTATACGATGGAATCTGAATAAAAATTGATGACATTAATAAACACTACCATTTTTTTAAAGGACATATTGCGGCCTCTAATTTGGTTTTTAAAGGCATAAAACAACCACATTGTTTACACTGTTTTGTTAAATCAATTAATTCTGGACATTCTTTGCAGATAGAAAATCTTTTCTGAACTTTTTCTTCATCCGCACCTTCTACATTTGGATTAAACACATCCAAAAATGTTACTCCATTATTTTTTTCCTTATACTGCTCCCATCGGGATTTTACACTCATGAAATAATATTTCCCATATCATTGATTTTTTTCTCAATACCGTCTATTGATTGCATTGCAAAAAATCCGTTTTCATCGTAACTCCACCCGGTATTTACTAATGAATTTTTTTTAATTAAAATTGCAAGTGGATTACTTAAAAGCACTGCTGTAAATAAATCGTCAACGATCATTTCAGTAATAACCCCATTGACATCTGCTATAACAATCTCTGTCTCAACACCATCAATAAATTCAATTCTTGATGTGTATGTTGGGTTTGCAAGAAAAATATTGTCCCCAATACTA